CGGTTAGTGTGTTTGGTGAATTGTCGCAAAGGGACTTGGACAGTATAAGAGATAAAATAAAAAAGGGTGAAATACAGCCCAAGGTAAATTAAGATGGCGAAACTAACAACTGAAGCACGGAAAGAAATTCCTTTTAAGGACTTTGCAGGACCAGACCGCTCCTATCCTATTGAAGATAAGGCTCATGCACGAAATGCCCTTGCGCGAGTTGCACAGCATGGCTCGCCAGCATTGCAGGCTAAGGTGCGGGCCGCGGTACACAGTAAGTACAAAGACATTGGAATCCATAACCACAATAGCTAATCTATGGGTGAGGGAAAACAAGACCAAGCACTACAAGAACTGCTGCGATTGCCTGAAGAAGAACGGCTTGCGGCAGTAGAACTTTTGATTAAAAAGCGTCGCAATAAGAACTACATTAAGTATTTTGAGCCGTGGTCCGAGCAACTTGCCGCCCTCAGTAAGTTTACCAAGGACATTAAGGTATTTGGCCTTCTTGGCGGCAACAGAAGTGGAAAGACCATCCTCGGTGCATTCATTGCCGTGGCATGGTGCCTTGGTAAAGAATACTTTCGCAATGAACCAGTTTGGGAAATCATCAAGGATTTACCGATTCCTGAACCCCCCAACAGCGTGTGGATTGTAGGACTCGACTATGGGATGCTTCGAGACGTTATTTGGTACGAAAAACTGAAACACGGGAAGAATCACCCTCCATTTCTCCCAGATGACCCCAATATTATTCGCTCGTCAAGTGACCGAGACTTTCAAGTTTTCTTTCAGAATGGCTCACTTCTAACGGGCAAGTCCGCCGATGCAGGTCGAGAGAAGTTTCAGTCCGCGAGTGTGGACCTAGTTTGGATTGATGAAGAGTGCGATGTCACGATTTACGATGAGTGCTATCAACGAACTTCTGATTGCGCTGGAAAGATACTCCTCACTCTCACGCCCCTCACGGATGTAAACTCTGGTGTCAGAGAACCGTGGGTTTACGACCTTTATTTAGATTGGAAAGAAGGCAAAAAGGATTACGTCTTTTGCCAACTCTCAACAATAAATAGCCCCTTTATCTCGGAAGACGAGAAACAGAAACTCATTGATAGATGGAAGGGCGACCCCGAAGAAGGAGCAAGACTCTATGGAGACTTTATACGTAGGTCTGGGCTTGTTTATCCTAATTGGAGTCGTGCCGTCCACGTTGTCTCTCCTTTTACTGTACCTAAGCACTGGCAAAGGGTAGTCTCAATTGACCCCGCAGCCACCGGAGTCACTGCTGCAATCTGGCTTGCCATTGATGATGATGGCAATATGTGGGGAATCCGCGAGTATTATGAACGAGAGATGATTGTTAGTGAACACGCCAAAGGTATCAAGATATTATGTGCGGGAGACCCCGTTGACATCTGGCTTCTCGACCCCAAATGGGGCAGCCAACGTAACGCCGAAACCCACAAAACAGGCGCTCAACTCTGGCGAGAAGCAGGAATCCCTGTCCGACTCCCAAACGTTGGGGAAGACTATGGGCTTCATGTATCCCGCGAGTACGTCAGCGCCACAACCGAACCTAACAGCCGCCACCCAAAGTTCCGTCTCTTCGATGGTTGCCCGAATTTTGAGTATGAAATAGAGCACTATACCTATGATACGTTCCAAAAGGGTTTGCAGAAGGGACAATCCAAAGACAAGCCCCGTAAATCCCACGACCACTTGCTGAATGCGTTCCAGTATGCTTGCACTCTTCGTCTCACTGGAAAGCGCAATCGACACCTAAAACGCCGAGACATCAATGAATGGGACGAGATGTTGGATGAAAAAGTAAAAACAAATTACAACACAGAAAGTTATACCTAGGAGACTAAAAATGATTGTGAGTCAGATTGGAATGTTTGGAATTGGTGCTGCATGTGGCGGAGTGGCGATGGGTTTCATGCCCGCCGTTGGGCGTAAAATCAAGAGTTTGTTCGTGAAAAAGACCCAAGCTGCAAAGGTAGCTGTGGGTGGGGTGGTTGCTAGTGCTGCGAGTTCAGTGGCGAGTGAAGCGAAAAAACTGTAAAGGATAGCAGCCCACCTAAATGGGTCTCACAAGTCAATTAGAACGCATTGTGGCATACTTTGTACGCCACGGAACCACAATTCTCAACCAAGCTGGTAAGTTTCGCGGCTGGATGGATGTACCACTTGATGCAGATGGCAAAGAACAGGCTCAGAAAATCGCTGAATTCTTTCAAAAGATTTCTCTTGGTAATGCTTATACTAGTAGTCTTGAAAGAGCAGTACAGACCGCTCAGATTACGCTGGAACCTAAAGGGTTGTATCCTACACCATTAGATGAACTACGGCCTATTGGAGTAGGAGAACTTGAAGGAAAACTGAAGTCTGAACATCGAAAGTTGGTTACTTACTTACAAAAGCATCCAAATGAGAAGTTTCCGGGTGGAGAATCATTAAATGGCTTTCGAGCACGGGTACGACGACCCATTCTATCTGCTATAAAAGATGGAGTTGAAAACACATCTCCAAGTATAACCTTCGCTCACAGTAGTATTATTCACGAAGTCGGCAATTTAGTGCATCAAGACCACAATAAAGTA